ATCAATTGTATCTTAATGGTGCCAATTATAACAGCTTTATCATAAACGCATCCTATTACCCTAATATCACATTTAAAAGCAGTGGCACGCAATATGCAACCATCGGCGGCGGCAATAGCAGCCACCTGACTGGTGCCACCGATTTTTCAATTATAGGCTCAACAAATTTGAGCATAGAGGCAGCTAATATTTACCTGTATGGTGCCGTGACTATGCCTGCAACTGGCTATTTAGGCCTATCATCATCCGCTAATTACTGGCAATATGCAGCGGCTGCTATTCAGAATAGTTATAACAGCGGCCATCTATTCATTTTGACATCCGCTTCAAATGCACTGGCAAGCCCTCAAAACGCTAACGATTATTTTATTGTTAATTCAGGCCAAAATATAGGCATAGGAAACGGCACAGCCAGCCAGGCCAATATTTACGCTCAATTTATGACTGGCACTAAATCGCTGATTTTAAACGGCGGCGCTGCTGGTGGCTTTACGGCTGATGCGTCCTCTATTTTACAATTGGATACCACTACTAAGGGTTTCGCTTTGCCGAATATGACAACCACACAAAAGCTGGCAATTACACCAACCAGGTCAATATTGGTATATGACACAACCCTAAATCAAACATCGTACTGGAACATGACAACCTGGATAAATTTTTAACACCATGACAATAGACACCAATTTCCCCTATATGACAGCATCTAAGATTCAGCCAATAAAGGCAGGGTATAATGATGCTGCAAGCTCGACACATTTGGGCATAAAGCTGCAAGGTGATGACCTGAGCACACATGCAATTTTTCACTGTGCCCTGATGGATGATGATGGGAGTATTTACCTGGCATTTAATCAAATTATAGCCGGTGATGATTACCAAAATTGGGGAGGAGATAACCTTTTCCCTTTCACATTTGTAGCTGGATTAAACAATTTAACACTTATATAACTAACTAAAAAAATGAGCAAAGTATTTGATTTAAACGTGCCTATTACCGATTTAGCAGGCAAACAGTTTCCCGCCATTGATGGCCAGGAGCAAACAGTTGGAGTGGTTTTAGCGCCAGCGCTGAGCGGACACAACCAGGGCGATCCCCTGAAATTTTTCAGCTGGGCCGTTACCCTTTTTAATGGCGGTGAGCTAAACCTGGACGAGAGTGACGCCATCACCTTAAAGGAGTTTGTAAAAACAACTCCCACACTTAATAACCTTGTAAAAGCACAGGTTTTGAAACTTATCAGCATCTAATCAGTGTTTAAACTCACCTCAAATATTACCATCACCGATCCTACAGGTACAAATTACCTGCAGTTTCCATTTGTTGCGGAGGTTAAGATTAAAAAGAGCCGGAGGACTTTAACCAATACGGCAAAAATCACCTTACCGCGTAATATCATGGTGCTCAATGGTGATATAAACACCATCATCCAAAGAGGTGCAGCGGTGGTTATCCAATTGGGGTATGATGGCAACCTGGTTACCCGGTTTACTGGCTTTGTGTCAAACGTAAATGCACAGATTCCGCTTACCATTGACTGCCAGGATAGCATGTGGACGCTTAAACAAAACAGCTTTACTAATACCTGGCCAGCGGGTACACCAGTCTCCGCTATCATCAGCTACATATACAAAGGCCTGGCAGTTGTGGCTGATTTGACCATCGGAGGTTATGTGGTTGTAAAGCAAAGTACAGCACAGATACTGGATGACCTTAAAAGGTTTGGCCTGCAGTGTTATTTCAGTACTGATGTTTTTGATAATAATACCCTGTATGTTGATTTTGCCGGAGCTGTACACAGCAGCGGGCAGGATGTTGAATATAATTTTTATCAAAACATCATTGAAAATAAGCTGGATTACAAATTAGCAACTGATGCCCGCATACAAGTTGTGGCCACATCCAAACTGGCAAACGGCCAAAAGATTGAGATTGCTGTAGGTGATGCTGGCGGTGAGATTCATACGCTGCATTACTCAAATCTGACTATTGACCAGCTGCGGCTGATAGCTACTGCTGAGATTAACAAACTTAAATACACTGGCTACAAAGGCTCTTTTACAACCTTTGGCGTACCAATCATTGAGCCTGGTGACACTGCAGTACTTAACGATCCTTTATACCCTGAGCATAACGGATCATATCTGACAGAATCTGTTGAGATAACCTTTGGCACTGGTGGCTATAGGCATGAGCCGGAATTAGAGAGGCAATTAGCATGACACAGGTAATTAAAGCAGCACTTAAAAAACTGGTAACGCCAACAGGCTTTGCCGCTACAATTGACAGAGGCATTGTGCTGTCTGTTGATAAAAATGCAGTTACCTGCTCAGTACAGTTAGTGAGCAATGATGCCATTTTAAACAATGTGAAGCTAAAGCCAATCATCAGTGAGGGTGACGCTACTCAGGTAGGATTAATTATGTATCCGGCACTGCAATCCTTTGTTATTGTCGGCCAGGTTGATGATGACAGTATTGATATTGTTGTGATTAGCTGCACCATAATTGAGAGCATATCCCTGGACACAGCCACTGCCTTAAACCTGGCCATAACCAGTGATGGCAAACTCAATTTAAACGCTGTTTTAATGACGTTTAACGGAGGCAATAACGGAGGTATCCCTTTGGTTAACCCGCTGGCTAATGTTATCCTGAAACTACAGCAACAGGTAAACCAGCTCATCACAACCTTTAACCTTCACATACATCCGGCAACATCGGGGATAACCAGCCCAACAGTTACACCAGGCCCTGCAGTTACAGCGCCTTTGATTACACCTGCAGCAATTGCAAATACAGCCATAACACAATGAACGGAGATATAATTTTAGATGACAACCTGGATTTACTTATTGCAAACGGCGACTTTGTTGTGGGTGATTCTGATGAGCAGACACAGGAGCTGATCCTTATTGCTACACAGGGCGCTTTCAGGGAAAGCCCATTAACAGGCGTGGGCATAGTTAATTATTTGAAAGCTCAATTTAGCCCGGCCCTGGTTGCCAAATTAACGCAAAAAATACAACTACAGCTGCAATACGATGGCTTTTCAGCTGCTACAGTGGTAGTAAACTCATTTTCGGATATTGACATAACAGTAACAGATTAATCATGGCGCAAACAATAACAGAGGTAGAGGCACAAATGAACACAGAGCAGGCCAGTCAGGCTGCGCTGGCTCCATTAAATAGTCCCAGCAGTACGGCAATTTATCAGTTATGGAAATTCATAACGGCCACTATCATCGTGTATTTTGAGACGGTTATGGATTTGTTTACGGCAAATATTCAAACCATCATCAACAATAACCAGTATGGCACGGATTTTTGGTGGCAGAGTAAAATGCTGGCTTTTCAGTATGGTGATTTGCTGGTGTTTTTAAACAATATTTTCCAGTACGCGGTGATTGATCCAACAAAGCAAATAATAGCTTTTTGCTCAATTACCAGCGTTAATGGAGTTGTACAAATAAAGGTTGCATCATCAACCGGAGGCGTGCCGACCGCTTTAACATCGGGCCAGCTAAGCGGTGCAATCTCCTACTGTTCGCAAATTCAGCCATCCGGTGTGCGGTTTGCCGTGCTATCAATAGCAGCCGACCTGGTGCAGTTTTACGGCAATATCTACTATGATGCATCGGCTGACATTACTGTTGTACAGCCAGCCGTTGAGGCCGCTATCAATGCGTTTCTCGACACCAATAACACCACTAATTTTAATGGCATCCTGTACGTAAATAGCCTGATTGCGGCCATTGAGCCAGTGCCTGGATTGAACGGTAATAAGGTTGATGTTGTTACTCTATCGGCCAAAAATGGAGGCAGCGGTTACACTGCATTTACCAGCAGCTACCAGCCGGAGAGTGGTTACTTTATGATTGATCCTGCTTACCCTTTAAGCGCCACACTTACATATATCCCTTATATAGCGCCATGACAACCTTTAGTTTCGACATCAACAAAATGATAAAATGGCTTATGCCATCATTTTTGTATCAGCCTATACATTACGCATGGCTGCAAGTTTTGCTGGCACCAATGGTAAACCAGTACACGGCATTTTTGGCGTACATGCAGCTCCAACTTAAAAACGCAACCATTGATTCATCAGTCAACCGCTTGACACAGGCGCTGTGGGATAACTTTGATAGTACGTATGATTACGACTTTTTAGCCGATGAGCTTAACTCCACTTACAATTTTACTGTGTGGATACCTATTGCACTGGTTGGCGATACAACGCTGATAAATGCCTTTGTGAGTAAATATGTTTTTTCGGGTATAACCTTTCAAATTCTAACCTTTTAAATATGAAATTAATAAACGTACTATCAGGTGGCTATCGCCGTGTAATGGATACCCTGCTGGGCCTGCAGACAGAAATGATTGCAGGGTTAAATGCACAGTTTGGATCATTGAGTTATGATTTAGTGTTATCAGGATGCGCTGTGACAAACAACGGCAACGGCACAGTCAACATTGCAGCCGGGATGATATATATAGGTGGCCAGCTATTACGATTCGCTGGAGCGGCTAATATTGCGGCTGATGGCTCACAAGCAATGGTTTTAGGAGCGCCGGTAACCAGCACACCCTGGCCGTTTGCAGATGGGTCCATAAAAAACCTGTATAGTGAGACAATGGCTGTAGTTGGGCCTCAAACCGTTTTAAATATTTATCAAATCAAAATCGGGCTGACGCTTTTCACCTTGCAGACCTATATCCAGGCTCAGATAAATGCATCAGAGCAAAAAGGCACTATTAAGGAGGTTTATGACTTGGATGGTACGTTTTTGGCAAACTTCAATACTGACGGTTTAGGAGTAACGCCATATTGGATAAATTGGGCATTGGATAATGGCAATTATGGTACACGCGGCTCCGCTGGTAAGGTTATAGTGGGAGCAGGCGTTTTTACCGATCCTGTAACTGGCTTACAAACCACCTATGTTGATAATACCAATGGCGGCGAATTGAATCATGTTTTAACTACTGCGGAGATGCCATCCCACTCTCACCAGCAAGGCGCTGACGTTTATTATACAACTGGCAGCGGTGGCTCTCATGCTGCTGGTGACAGTGGAGCTGGTGCCAGGGGTAATACATTGGCAACTGGCGGCGGCGCTGGCCACAATAACATGCAGCCGTATAATGTTGCTTATAGAGTTGTTAAGATAGCTTAATTTAAAAGGAGGCCCGGATTTTAGATGCCTTAGGAGCATAAAAAAAAGATAGTTGATTGTGAGGCTTAAAACAGGTGTTTAATAGCACATTTTTAAAAGCCAGGAAAACAAAAAGTAACTTTTAAGGGCAATAAAAAAGCAATATGATGAGGTTTGAGAGATGCGTTTTTAAAAGTAAGCCCGGATTGTGTTTAGAGATGCGAATCACCATTCACTATAAAGCCCTTTAACAGGGCTTTAAATCCGGGCTGTGCTATCGTTGATTCATAACAGCCTGGAGTTAGATAATGAATAGTGATTCGCATTGCGAAGGTAAGAGATTAATTACTATAACGTGTTATTAGGTGCCGTAAAACCCATGATACTTTAGCATTACCAATTTTTTTTAATGCCTCTAATAAGCTAAAAAGCCGCTTTCTGATGAGAAAAGCGGCTTTTGCCATTTTTTAAACTTTGTTTGAGAATTATCTAAATTTATACTTTTGGTTTTAAAAGTTTATACTTTTGGTTTTTGCGATTATAGAATATATCGTGTTTCATTTTGTAAAATTCTAATCAGCAACCTGAAGGTTGCAAATATATGTGCAACTTTTTAGTTGCGCAAATTTATTTTCATTTATTTTTTATAATGGAAACAAAGGAATGCTTTGTGGGATTTTAGAAGGTAATGATGGAAGTATTTGGTTTGGATCT